AGTGTGCCACTCGGGAGAAGATCCTATCCGGTGCGATCCTGGGCCTCGGTGGCCCGGGGGCCAAAATCGCCGGGCTCTGCACGATTACCGTTATCCGGCCCGACGACCTGGCCGACCGGCTCCTGGATCGGACCCGCCATCCGTCATGGCAGGGCGAGCGGTCGCAGCTGGTCTACGACTGGCCCACGGCCGAGGATCTCTGGCTCGAGTACGGCGAGCTACGCCGGGCCGGCCAGCGAAACGGCACGGGCACGACCGAGGCCGACGCCTTCTACGCCAACAGGCGCGAGGCGATGGACGCCGGCAGCCGGGTGGCGTGGCCGGAGCGAAAGAATCCCGACGAGCTGTCGGCCATCCAACACGCTTGGAATCTGCGGATTGATCGGGGCGACGCCGCATTCTTTGCCGAGTATCAGAACCAGCCGCTGTCCGACCACGTCGAAAGCGACAAGCTCGACAAGCGGGGCCTGGCTGCCCGGTGTACCAATCTGCCGTACGGCGTCGTGCCGCATGGCCACCACCAGCTCACAGCGTTTGTGGACGTACAGGATCGTGTCCTGTTCTGGCTCGTGGCCTCCTGGTCGGAGCAGTTTGGCGGGCACATCGTCCAGTACGGTGTCCACCCGGACCAGGGCGTGAGTTTCTTTGAGGCCGGCAGCGCCAAGCGCACGCTGGCTGCAGCTGCCAACGGTGCAGGGTTCGAGGCGGCGCTGTCGCAGGGCCTCGAGCACGTTGCCCAGATGCTCCTGGGCAAAGACTGGCAGCGGGAGGACGGCGCGGCGATGCGGATCACGCAGATGATGGTCGACGCCAACTGGGGCAAATCCACCCAGACGGTGCGGACATTTGCTCGACGGTCGGCGTTTGCCTCTGCGATTTTGCCGAGCCACGGCCGTGGCATCGGTGCCAGCTCTCCGGCGCTCAACGACCGGCACAAGGCCCGGGGCGATCGGATGGGGTTGAACTGGAGAATCTCCACCGTCAACGGCCAGCGGTCGACGACCTACGACACGAATTTCTGGAAAACCTTTGTCGCCAGCCGGCTCCGGTTGCCGACTGGCGACCCGGAGTCGATTGTGTTTTGCGCTGGCGAGCACGACCTCCTGTTTGACCACCTAACCAACGAATACCCGGTCCGCACCGAGAGTGCCCGGGGCAGAGTCGTAGACGAGTGGAAGCTCTCCGGCACCCGGTTTGAGAATCACTGGTGGGACTGCCTCGTGGGCTCGGCGGTGGCAGCGTCGATTGCTGGCATCACGCCAGCGGCAACAGACATGGGCATCCGGCAACGGCGTAAGGCAGCGTTGCCGACTACGTCAGACGGTCGCAAGCGGATCGAGATCAAGAAACTAGGCCGATAACGCCGCCAGACCCCCTGCGGCTTTGTCTCAAATCGGCCTACCGTCGCAGCATGAGCGACGAAATCCGAGACGCAATTGAAGCGACGGCCAAGGGGCCGCTTCGTGTCCGCACCGACGCTGGCGAGGTCGAGGCGCAGGACATTGAGAAGCAGATCGAGGCCGACAAGTATTTGTCAGCCAAGGCTGCGGCAGCAACGGCTAATCGCGGATTGCGATTTAATCGCCTCATCCCAGGCGGCACAATCTAAATGGCGTTGTTTGGCAACCTGTTCCGCGGCCGCGCCAAGCCACGCAAAACCGTGGCCCCGCAGGTCCGTGGCAAGTTTGACGCTGCCGAGCGCAGCGACGATTACAAGCACTGGACCAACGCCGACGCCTTCGCAGCTGACGCTGCTTTGTCGCCGTCAATTCGCCGGACGATGCGGAACCGGGCTCGCTACGAGCGGGCCAACAACTCGTACCTAGCCGGGATCTCAGCAACGCTTGCCAGCGACCTGATCGGCACCGGCCCCCGGCTCCAGCTGTCTACGGGTGACGCTGACGCCGACCGGGTGGTCGAGCGGTTGTTTTTTGATTGGGGCTGGGAGATCGATCTGCCGGCCAAGCTCCGCACGATGCGGGAGAGCCTGATCGTCGACGGCGAGGCCTTCGGTCTGTTCATCACCAACCCCCGGCTGTCTGGCGTCCAGTTGGATCTTCGGCTGGTCGAGGCCGAAATGGTTGCCACGCCAACCGAGCTAATGGCTCAATCGATCACGATCGAGGGCAACACGGTTGACGGCCTGGAGTTCGACGAGATCGGCAACGTCGTCGCCTACCAGCTCCTGAAGTATCACCCGGGCAGTAACTACCGGATTAATAACCTGGAGTTCCAGCGAGTGCCGGCTGCGGCAATGGTGCATTGGTTCCGGCCTGCTCGAGCGGGTCAGCACCGTGGCGTGCCAGAGGTTTCGCCGGCCCTGCGGCTGTTCGGCCAGCTCCGGCGCTACACAGAGGCCGTGATCGCAGCGGCCGAGACGGCCGCCGACTTCGCAGCGTTCATCCATAGCAACAGCCCGGCCGCCGAGGTGGACGAGGTCGATAGTTTCGCAGAGCTGGAGATCCGCAAGCGGTCGCTGGTGACCCTGCCGGAAGGCTGGGACATCTCGCAGCTGAAGGCGGAACAGCCCACATCGACCTACAAAGACTTCAAGCGCGAGATCCTCGGCGAGATAAGCCGCTGTCTTCAGATCCCGTACAACGTCGCAGCCCTCGACAGCTCGTCTTACAACTACGCCAGCGGTCGCATGGACCACCAGGTCTACGCGATGACCCAGCGGGTGTACCGCGACGAGCTGGAGCGTGTGGCCCTCGACCGGCTCCTGAGTGCCTGGGTAAACGAGGCCAGCCTGTCGGGTGTGGTGCCCCAGGAGATGCCCCCGTTCTCCGAGTGGAACTGGGCCTGGGTCTGGGACGGCAAAGAACACGTCGACCCGCTCAAGGAAGCCAAGGCCGCCGAGACCCGCCTGGCCACTCTGACGACGTCACTTGCCAGCGAGTATTCCCGGCAAGGGAAACAGTGGGACGTCGAATTACGGCAGATAGCCTCCGAGCGGCAGCTGATGGCCGAGTTGGGCCTGGAGATGCCGACGGCCCCGGGCTCCATGCCTGCCGAAGAGGTGCCCGAATGAACATCTCCGACGACTACGACGACGAGATCGACGACGAGGTAGTGGAGTTTCTATCCCCATGAACACGATCCAGCTAGACACCAGCGTCCATTTCCTGACGGCGGCCGAGGGCGAGGCCGCGGCCAGCCCGCGACGGTTTCGCATCGAGGCCTACACGGGCGCTGCGATCCGGCAAGGCTGGAGCCGAGAGCCGGTCGTGATCGACCTGGCCGGCATGAAATTCAACCAACGCATTCCGATCGTGCTCGGCCACGACTACACGCTCGGCAGCATCCTCGGGCAGACCGACTCGGTCAGCGTCGAGGGTGGCAAGCTGATCGTAGAGGGTGAGATTCTGGCCGAGACCGAGACGGCCCGCCAGGTGCTCCAACTCGCGGAGCGCGGATATAGCTGGCAGGCCAGCGTAGGTGCGGACGTTCGTCGCCATCAAAAGATCGACGCCGACGCCGCCACGACCGTTAACGGGCAGCCCATCGCCGGGCCTGTCCGAATCGTAAAGGCCTCCGCTCTCCGCGAGGTCTCGTTTGTAACTCTTGGCGCTGACGCGGAGACCAGCGTCGCCATCGCAGCTGAAGAGGCTGTGGAGGAGAAAACCATGGCGGACAACGCCAACGAAATGCCCGTCGAGGAGGCCGTCCTGGCCACCACGCCGGAAGCCACGGCGGATGTCGCCGTGGGTCTCGACACCGTGCTGGCTGCGATCGCCGACGTTGGCGAAGCGATCCGGCTGTGCATGTCGTCACCAACGCCGCTCCGTCGGCCGAGGTGATCGAGGCATCGTTTGCCCTCCAGGGCGGCCTGCCGGGCGTGGAAAAGGCCTATGATCCCAAGGTGCTCGAGGCGGCCCACAAGGCCCGCCGAGACATCAGCCTGGGCGAGGTGATGATTCAGGCTGCCGTCGCCAATGGCTACGACGGTCACCGGAAGATCACGTCGAGCACGCTGCGGCCGATCCTGGCAGCGGCGTGGGCCACCCACTCGATCAGCGGGATCCTGTCGGCCACGGTCAACAAGTTTCTGCTTTCTGGGTTCGACTCGATCGAGTCGGCCTGGCGGCAGATTGCAACGGTGCGGAGCGTCAACGACTTCAAGTCGCTGACGTCCTACCGGCTCAACGGCGGGTTCAAGTTCGAGAAGGTGCCAAACGGTGGCGAGCTGAAAAACGCTGCGGCCTCGGATGAGGAGCGGACGATTTCGGCCGACACCTACGGGATCATGACGAGCGTGACCCGGACGGACCTGATCAACGACGACCTGGGCGCGCTGACCGCTGTTCCGCAGCGGATCGGCCGAGGTGGTGCCCTGAAGCTCAACGACGTGTTCTGGGCCGAGTTCGTCGACGATGCGGCATTCTTCACCGCTGGGCGGGGCAACCTGTCCACCGGGACGCTGCCGCTGTCGCTGGCCAACCTGAAGGCCCTGGCGACCAAGTATCGGAAACTGCGGGATCCCGACGGCAACCCGGTGGCTGTCGAGCCCCGGCTCCTGTTGGTGCCCGTGGACCTCGAACTGGCTGCCGCCGAGATCATGGGGTCGACGCTGATCCAGAGCGGCAACACGAGCGGACAGCCGGACCGCAACGTCCTTGCAGGTCGCTACCAGGTGGTCGCATCGACCTACCTGAGCAACGCCACGGACTACTACCTCCTCGCTTCGCCGGCCGACCTGCCGGTCATGGAGGTGGCATTCCTGAACGGCGTGCAGAGCCCGATCGTGGAGACGGCCGAGGCCGATTTCCACACGCTCGGCGTGATGATGCGGGGCTATTTCGACTTTGGCGTGGCCAAGGCGGAATACCTCGCTGGCGTCAAGTGCGACAGCGCCTCGTAATTTTGACCAAGCGGGCGGGGCCTGGCCTCGCCCGCTTGGGATTTTACCCGTACCCCTGTTTTTGAAAGGTTTCCAACGATGGCTAGTTATGTTGCTAAGGGTGACGTCCTCGACTACACGCCGTCCGGCGCTGTTGCCGCTGGTGACGTCGTCGTGATCGGATCGCTCGTCGGTGTCGCTCCTCGGCCGATCGCTGCCAACGCTCTCGGAGCGCTGGCCGTGGAGGGTGTGCATTCTCTGCCGTGTGCTACCGGTGCTACCGGTGCCCAGGGATCGGCAATCTTGTGGTCGGCCGCTAGCGGCATCGCCAACGCCAGCACCGGCACCACTGCCGGAAAGCTCGCCAAGGCCCGTCTGGCCGCCGACGCTACGGTTGACGTGATCCTTAACAAGTGACCCAACCCGCAACCCCCGGACGGTGCGCAATCGCTACCGCGCGCCTCCGGGGCGTTGCAGGGATGAAAGGCTCTAATGCCAGACATGCTGTCTGTTGGTGCGAATTGGCTCACTGATCAGCTGCGCGCAAACGCAGCCGTTACGGTGGCCTACGTCCGCAGCGGCAACACGGCTACCGTGCCTGCCACGATCGGCTCCTCCACGTTTGAGTCGTCCGACGGAAACGGGATTATTGAGCAGTGGGAGAGCCGGGATTTTATTGTGAAGGTGGAAGAGCTGCCGTACGGCGAGCCCCGGCGCGGGGATCGCATCTACGAAGAGCTGGGCGGCGTCTCGCAGATATACGAGGTGGCCACCCCTCGAGGAGTTCCCCTATTTCGCTATGCCGACGCCTTTCAAACGGCTGTCCGAATCCACGCCAAGCGCGTCGACGCCGACCTGGAGTTCCTTGTCACTGAACAGGGTGACGAGATCGTCGTACCGCTCCAGGTGAACTGATGCCGCTCCAGACACGAGTCAGCGATCTGCCCGCAGTCACAGGGGTGACCGGTACCGATCTGCTCATCATGTCGAGCAGCTCGGCGACCAAGCGGGTGAGCGTGTCGCAGATCGGCGCATTCTTCACGGCAGCCGGCGTGGCCGGCCCGACGGGCGCGACCGGGGCCAACTCGTTCGTGACCGGTCCGC